AGTGTTTTTACATATATTTAATTTAGGAATAAATTTTTTTATAAAATAATATCCTATAAATATTGAATTAAAAGTAATAAATATTTTTGTTAGACCAAACATTAAATAATATATATATTATATATTATTTAATCTTATATATAATTTAAGCTATTATTTATATATTATTTAAGCTATTATTTATATATTATTTAAGCTATTATTTATATATTATTTAAGCTATTATTTATGTAACAGCTAAAATAAACAAGTTATCTGTGAAATTTTTAAAGAAACCATCCCTTTCTGTAAGTCTTTATAAAAAGTAATTAACCAGTTAAAGGAAAAGTTCGTAAGAAAAACCTAGGTTTTTCTTACTTATGAACAATTAAGTTTTTATTAATATTATTATATTGTTTATAAATCATCTCATCTCTTAATCGCTGTTGTTGCACCCTATAATTGTCATTTTCTGCCCTTTTTGATTCATATAAATCAATTTTTCTTTTTTCTTCGGGTGTAGGGGTATATGATAAATTGGCTCTATCACTCTCTAATTGATCAATAGATTTGTATGTTTTAAATTTAACTTTATTTGCATCTATTAATAAATTTTCATCAATATGTGCTTTTTTATAATCTGTATATGATAAATTGTTATTATTCATACTTCCAAAATCTTCAATAATATCTAAACCAAAACTTACTAAATTAGAATTTAATGTAGATTCAAGTGCTTCAGGCTCCCTATATTGTATTAATTGATCACTCTTTTTTGTCTTTATATTATTGAAATGGGAATTAAAAATATCATTATTAAATTTCTTTCCAAAAACCTGATTTTCACTATCATCTTTTTCAATATCTTTATTAAAAAGATCGGCATATCCTGCATCAAAAGTATCTGGAATTTTGTATTTATTAAAAATAGTATTAAATTGATTTATATCAAATTTATCTTTATCAACATATAAATTTTCAACATTTTTATTAATATTATCTTCATAATCTATATTTTCAACTTCATGACTTATTTTATTTTCTAATTCATAATATTCTTCTGACTTACCTAATAAATAAATATAAGCTTGAGTAATTAACTGAAATTTTTCATTATATTTCTCTCCAGCTCTATCAGGATGGTATTTCAGCGCCATTTTTTTGTAATTTTTTTTGATATTATTCATATTTAAATCTGGTTTTTGTAATCCTAATATTTCCCATGGATTGTAGTCATTATCGAATTTTTTAATTTGATTTTGCAAAAAATCAAATTTATCTTTTTCCTCTTTCTCAAATTTTAATCGCCTAAGTTCTTCTGCTTCTCTTTCTTCTTTAAGACCTTTTTTAAAATTAGTAACTTCATCATTTATATTATATGGAGTAAATTCTATTTTTTCTGTATTTTTTTTAACATATCCAATTTCACTATTTGAACTTGTTGGATAGTCCATATGTGCGTGGTTTCTACTATAAATTTCAGACATCATATTTCTTTCAATTATTTGGTTATTATCATTTATTTTATTTGATAATGGATTAATTTTTTTTTGAATTATTTCGGGGCGAGGTTCAAAATATATATTTTGATCATAATGTTGGTTCTCATATTCTAAATGTGTTTTATTTTGGCTATTTTTATTACTAATACCATTATTTTTATTGATGTTATTTTTATTTTGATTATTTTGACTATTTTTATTTTGACTATTTTTTATAACATTATTTTTTTGTTCATAAATTTGATCATTTTGATTAATATTATTATTAGATTTATCGGAAACTTTTTTTTTCCGTACTATAAATTTATTTGATGGAACAGAATCTGAATTTCCCATAGTAATACTTTTAATAATAAAAAAATCTTTAAGTTTTGACTTGTTTATATAATTTCTATTTTAAGTTTATCAAAAATATTTTCCATTGACAATAATGGATATAGTTTTATATTAATTTTATCATAAAGTCTATAACAATAATTAATATTTTCTTTTTTAAAATTAATTTCTGAATCTGTTAAATTATTAATCTCTATAATTTTTTCCATTTTTTTAGGTATAATTATTATTTTTTCTTCTAATTTAAATTCAGGTATAAAAACAGATAATTTATTTTTTTTAATTTCTATGATATAAGCGTCGGTTTCTAAATTATTTTCTAATTCTTTAAGTTCAAATAAAAATTTTAATCTATTACATTGTCTATCCATTTTTCTACAGTTTTTTGTAAAACTATTAATTAAATCTAAATTAATTTCTAATTCTTTAATTTTATTAGAATCAATTAATAATGCATGAATATATAAATCAATTGCCCTTCTAATAGGTGATGTAAAATGTGTGTAATAACATTTATCTATTTTAGAATGAGTTTGATCACTTAATATATTTGGGTCATTATTATAAAATTCATAAATTGCACTATGCTCTTTTCTTATATTCAAAAAATTATTTAATTCTTCATTTTCACATATATTTTTATTTTCTTCTTCTTTTTCTCCTATTTTTGATAAAGCGCTGTGCTTTCTGATAATTAAATATTTTGAAATAATATTATTATTTATTATTTCCATTGCTATTTTTTTATTTGTATAAATCATCCATTTTTCAACTAATTTATGTGAATTAATGTTTTCTTCTCCAAAAAAGTTTGACGAAAAATCAACAAAATCTTTTAAGTTACTATGATTTTTATATGTAATATCGAATAAATCATAATCATAATTTTTTTTATTAAAGACAATACATTCTTTTATAGAATAATCTAGTAAATTATTTGTTTCATCAAATAATAAAATTAATGATAAGGCATATCTATTGTTATTTTCAATTAATGAAATTAAATTATCTGAATATAAATTGGGAAGTAAATTATATTTTCTATGTGGTTGATAGACTGTGCTAACTCGGTCCATAATAATATTTATTTCATCTTTAAAAAAAACAAAAGGATTTGCAATATGTATTCCTACTTCATATTTTTTTTCAGATTCAATATATTTAAAATGGAATGCATCATCAATATCTTTCGAATTTAAAGGATCAATTGAAAATACTTCAAAATCGGCTATTTTATTTTGAATTGACTCTAATAATACTGTGTCATTTTTATATTTATTATTATCTATTTTCCAAATATTATTTTTAATATTATAAAAATGTCTTAAATGTTCATATTCAGAATTAATATCTCCTATAGGACCAATAATTTCAGCTAATGTTCCAATTGGAAATTTGTTGTCAATATTCCAATAATTAAAATTAATGGTGACATATAATTTTTGATTATTCTGTGGTTTATAAGGCACATAAAAATGCGGATATTTTTTATTAGTTGGTTTGAATAAATAAAGTTGCTTCTCTTTAATGCTTCCATATTTTATTTTTGAATCCAAAAATAAGATTCCAACAATAGGTTTTATATTTCTGGTTTTTATATTTATAACTTCTAATTCATCAATATCTTCATTTTTACTTTTTTGAATATAAACAATGTCTTTATAAATTCCTCGATTATTTTTTACAATTAAATTATTACATGTATAATTTTCTAATTCTTTATCATAATCTAATTGACCATAATAAATAATATTTTCATTAATTTCACTTAAACGATCTATGTTAATAAAGTTTTTTGAATTATCAACAAAATCATCATTAATTACTAAATGATTTTTGTAGTATTGCATTTGGAATTTTTTGAATGATTTAAATAAAACATAATTTTATTTAAATCGTTTTAAAAATCATTTTTTATTTTTTATTATAAAATTTTTATTAAAATTTACTTTGACTTGGGTTTTTCGGACTTCTTATCTTTGTGCTTCTCATCACTCAATGCTGATTTGCTCATTAATTCTGCACAATCAGCAAGTCTAGATAACTCCTTTCTAATACCACGCAAATTTTCGAGAGATTTATTAATACCAATCAACTCTGTATGTAACAAGCTAATGTATTCTAATATATTATTTCCCTCCTCATCTTCAAATAAAGTGCAGATTCCTCTATAAACTTCATTCTCAGATAAATCGATTGGAATTCTATCTCCTAGATCGTCTTCTGCATCGTCTCCGTCATCTTCATCTTCATCTTCATCATCATCTACGTTATCATCATCATCAGCTTCATCAGCCTCGTCAGCTTCATCTGTATTACCAACTACAGCCTCTTCAACAACAATATTCTCTTCTTGTGTGACTGGTACATTTGATTTAGTTTTTGTCTCTTGCTTTTTTTGGGTAGTGCTCATTTTTATATTAAAATATATATATATAGCTTTAAGTATTTTTATAAAAACCATTCAAATATTATTTTAATATAAAATGCTATTATTGCAATAATCATAATAAGAGAAATTAAATATAATAATTTCCTAGATTTATCTTCATTATTTAATACAAATAAATTGGGCTTATAAAAATATAAAAATAAAATTATTAAAAAATATAAAATAATTGAATATCTTAATTGAAAATTCATTTAATATATTATATATATATATTTAAATGAATAAAATCAAATATAGTATATTTATTTTTATATTTATTTTTTTTTTTATAATATTTATTTTTTTATATAGTAATAGCTATATTTTTCCTAAAAAGGAGCATTATTTAACATATTTTTTACCTTATTATGAAAAAAATATATCTTTACTTGCAAATTTTTATGATAATGAAGATAATAACAAAAATTATATAAAAACAAAAATTAATTATGATGTTATTAAAATAGGAACTGGTAAATTGGAACAAGAATTTTCTATTTTATTATTTAATTATTTTATTGCCAATAGTAATACATATAGAGCTGAAAATATAATTTATAAAGATAAAATTAAACAATTAGAAGATTTATTAAATAAAAAAACTAATTTTTGTATAACCAATATATCAACTATATATTATTATAAAAAATTTAAGCCTAAAATTTTTGATGAATTTAGATTAATATCAAAGCTCTATAAAGTTTATTTTTATTTTTTTACAAAAAAAAAATATAATGTTTTTACACTTGATGATATACCAACAAATTTTAAGATAGGAATTACAAAAGATACTTATGAAATATATTTTTATAATATTTTTTTTAATAATTTAAATTATAAAGAAAACATTGATTATAAAGTAATTATTTATGATAGTTATGATGAAACATTTCAAAATTTTGTTGATGATAAAGTTCAAATGATTTTTATGACATTAACTTTCCCAAATAAAATAATTTCAAAATTTTTAGATGAAAATGTATTTGATGATCTTATTTATATTCCATTTAATATTAGAAATGAAGAATTATTTTTAAAAAAATTACCTTTTATAAAAACTGAAACAATTGACTTGAATTATTTATCAAAATCATATTTACCCAAAAGATTTAATAATCATGAATATAATAGATTTAAGCCAGATTTAAAAGTCTGTTATTTTTACAATATTTTTATTACAAATAAAAAAATAAATGATGACGACACCTATTATTTTATTAAATTTTTATTTGAAAATTATAAATTAATAAATAGTAATTTACCAAATACTGAATATTACGTTCATGGGGAGGAAATTAATAATACAGATTTAGCTTTATTAAATTATCATCCTGGTGTTGTAAAATATTTTTATGAAATAGGAATATTTACAAATGAGGCAGATCCCAACTGCAAATATTTATATGGAGTAAAGGCATGTAATAAAGAGAGTTTGGAAAATAATATTTTTCCAGATAATTAAAATTAATCAATTAAGTAATTAACTAATTAACGTATTAAAAGAAAAAGTTCGAAAGACAAAAAATCGTATGTCTTTCTTACTTACAAACTAAATCGTATGTTCCAATTTTTTGCTTGCAATGCTTTTGATTATAATTATTTCTTCTCAATACTTGGTCTCCTTCAAAACTATAATCAGGCGAATTTAATTTTGGATATAATTTCCGATCTTGTTGCTTTAAACAGCAATTATCAATTAATGTATTATATTCGAATTCTTCAGAATCACAATTATAACATAATGGCGCATTTAATTTATTTGATACGAAATATTTATATCCAATTTTTTTCATATTTAATGGTAGCTCACAATATCCGTTGTCCAAGCATTTACCAAATTCATTATCATAATTCATATTTGCTTTATAAAAAGGACAATCTTCATTTTTATTACATGGCTTATCATATATTCCAACATCTTTAGGTCGCCCAAATGCGTCTAAAGAACTTTCGCAAGAGGCTCTTGAAAAATAAGGTAGCAATACACTTTTAGAATCGGGATTTATATTAAAGCAGGCCCATTGGTTTTTTAATTTATAAGCTTCAATAGTTTTTTTTGTTAAAGCCACTATTGCGTCCGGATCTTTTTCAATAACAACTGCATTGCTAAAATTTGGATTTACAATTAAATTTTTTATTTCTAATGGATTAACACCAGGTGCCATTAAATCTTGAGAAGTTGCAATGACACCAATATATTTTATGTTTGTTAATGTAATTTTTGCTTCTATTGAATCTGATTTATCTTTTTCAATAAACCCAATGTATGAAAATGTATTAATATATAAATCAGTTTCTCTAAAAAAGCTTATTTGAATTATATAGACAGGTTGATCAGGATTTTTCTCTTTGTATAAAATATTTAGAATTTTATATTTAAATATTTGAAATGGCACAATACCAGTATTTATTAATTGATTTTGATCTAAAGCATATTTTTGTTCAATATTAAATCTGCCATTAAACTCTTTATTTAATATATTTATATCATTTATCGGTGATTCAATATCTTTATATGAAAATTTTTCTTCAATTGAAGGATTATATATTTGCCATCTATTTACATCAGTCTTTTTATTTAATACATCATATTCAAATTCTAATTGATATGGAAATTGTAGCTCTTTTTTAGAAACAGGTTCAATTAACAATTCTTCGCATTTTTCAAATACATCAAAATCAATTTTATCTTCAACTAATTTTATAATATTTGAATACATAATTAAACCTTTATCATAAGAGCTACTTCCAAAATTTTTATATTTTGGCAATTCAAGTTGCTCTTCAAAAATAACAACTGGACTCTGACCCACTTGTGAATTATTATATTCTAGCGGATCTTTATACCAATATTTATTACATGGCTGAGTTCTAATATTAGATTGAGCTTCATAATCTAAATACACTCTTGTATCATTTTTTTCACCTTGACTATTTAATTTAGGTGTTTTACAAAAAAATTTTTCTACTCCTAATTTATTTTTTTTTATAAAATAATTATTTATGAAATACATTAAAATAAATAAAATTAGAAATATTGAAAATAAAATAATTATCTTCATATAATATGTTGTAAGAAAAAATTTATTAATAATAATATTTTTATATATTATTAATAAGTTTCATTTGGATACATATTTACAAATTTATCTATTTTATCATCTTTCAAAATTTCATTGATAAGTATTATTTTTTCATCTGAATTTAGAGACCCATCAGACACTATTTTTTCAATGTCTGAAAATGCTTTTTTTGAATAAAGAAGAATTAATGTTTCAAACCCTTCATGGCATTTAATGATATAAAAATTCTTCATTTCTGAAGGTATTTGATATAAATTTACAGAAGTAGTGCCATTGCCGTACTCATTAAAAGAATCTTCGCCATTTTTTTGTCCAATTTCTCGAACTAATTCAATAAATTCTGGATCACTTCTGATTAGTTCTTTATTTCCTTCAATTTCCTTACCGGTTCTTTCTCTATATAAATCTTCAGCTTTTGAAGATGAACCATAATCAAGAAAAATTGCTACCAAAATTGTTGATTCAGTCATTTGCGCGTATTTTTACTAAAAGTAGTGATTGAAGTTAAGTTTTTATTTTGTTATAATTCCGGGAAAAGTAATACACACTAAAAATTTTTTTCAAATTTTATTATTAAAATGTTGTTTTTATATAATTATAAAATATATGGAATTAATGCCTTTCTATCTTTGGGTAAGTTTTCAAAATTTTGTTCATACCATTTGTGTGTATGAAGTGCTCGGACTCCAATACATCCTACTGCACCCAATGCAAATAAGAGACCGGATAATGACCAAGTAGCAATTGCCCAACCACTCCATTCAATTATTTCTCCTAAATAATTAGGTGATGAAACATAATCATATAATCCACCCGTCGGTAGGTGATAATTTTTTTTCTCAGAATTCTCGAAATAAATTTTATTATCAAACATTTTCTCAAAATTAAACTGACCCTCTTCATACAATTTAAATTCAGGAGAATTTTCATTCATTTCTTTAGTTTCACCTTTTTTATTATAGGCTATTTTACAATCTGCCCAAACATTAATAATAAAGCCAATTAAAAATATTATAACACCAACAATAAATGCGGGAGTTTTAAACCATGATAATGTATATTTTGGATTACTGGCCACATTTTTGGCGTTTAAATAGGCAAACATACTTAAATAAAAGAATCCGAGTATTACTAAAATCATCGGGAATTTCTTATATTTTTGTTTCATAATTATATATGGATAAATAAGAGCTCTATTAATATAGTGTAATACCCATAAAGATAATAAAAATAATGGGACATAATCAAATTTATGATTATTCTTTAATAAAAAATAAAATACTAAAAACATAACTAATCCAGTAGATTCCATAATACACCATGCATTTTTTTCATCTAAATTGGGTCCCCAAATATCTTTTTTGTAAAAACGTCCATAAGGTGTTGGCACATAAGAAAAAAATAACATAGTAATTGGGATTGAAATTATTGCTATTATTAATACTGTTTTATATGTTTCAGATGGTAAATATAATTGTGGAACAGATTAATTCATAAATACTCTTTATAAAAATATATATATATATTTTTATAAAAAAACGGTAAAAAGATATTAATTATTATTTATTATTATTATTTATTTTATTATAATACTCTTTTGTTGAACTTCCTTTTATATAAATTAATTTATTTGAATCACTTATTTTTTTAGTTGGAAATAAATATTCTTTCAAAAAATTTATAAATCCTCCATGCATTTGTTTATTATTTAATATTTTTAAAGTTTTATTTTTACTTTTATTTTTATTATCATTGTCATTGTTAAATACTATTTTTTTATTTGTCATTACAAAAGGTAATTTAATATTAGTTTGCTCTTTCTTTTGTTTTTTTTGACTAGTTTTATTCATTATAATTTATATTTATATAATTTTTAAAATTTATATAAATAATAAAAATAGTTATATAATTATTTATTTATTTATACTTCAATTACATCTTCCTCATGATTATGTCCCTCTACAATACATGAATTTTCGCAATCATCACTATCATTTTCTTCGTCCTCAATACCTTCATCATTGTTAAAATCTGGCATGTCATCGCCCATGTCGTCGCCCATGTCGTCGCCCATGTCTCCCATCATACTACTAAAATCAGGCATTCCACCACCACCCATGCCTCCCATCATACTACTAAAATCGGGCATTCCTCCGCCACCTCCCATACTAGCCATCATTTGTTGCATATCAAATCCAGCCATTGGATTTTCATCAGGTTCATCCTCGACCTCTTCATCAACCCAGGAATTCCAATTAACTTTAATATTATTTTTATAAGTTAGTTTATTTTTTGTTAAATAAGTCCATTTGTTCTCTTCTTTCTTAACTAATGAAATTTTAATACATTTTTCTTGTATAGAGCAATTAGATTTTTCAGTATCAATTAAATCAAAA